AAGGTGAGGAAAGGTGAGGAAGAATATCACCTGAACCGTACCTCCTCACCCCCCCTATATAGGGGTGAGGAAGGTGAGGAGGTGAGGAAGGTGAGTGAGGTGGTGAGGTGAGGAAGACAAGAGGAGAGACATCGTGACAGAACAGAGACCGCAAAAGCCAAAGCGTGAGAGGAAGTCAGATCGGCTTATCCATCCAGGCGCAACGGCGACCCAGATCAAGTGTGACTTCGCACTCGCACCGTTTGATAAGATCGCCCGTGACATGGACCACAAGTGGGGCATCGATCGGCTCGTTGAGCTGGTGCCGGCAGACGTGGCGGCAAAGTACGGCTCAGCAATGGCCAAGCTCAACGCTGCGATCGATGCGCAAGATCCTGATGAGGTGGCTACCAGAGCGTCGGTTTGCGTGAGAGGGATGCAGGCTATGGATCAGATAGCCTCGCAGGCTCACGGAGAGCCTCCTACAGCGCAGGTGTGGGTTGTCGAGGCAGAAGATGGGTATACCTTCGGCCTGATGCGCGATCCTAGGGCCTGGCAGAGAGCGCAGGAGGCATATCCGAAATTGGAGCTGATTACCGAACGCGAGATGGTCCTGGCCCTGACCATGTACAGACGCAGCCTCGCCAAAGAAATGATCGACGCAGCCAAGGCAGCATTCCCAGGCGCAGAGGTCACAGCCATCAGAGACATGGAGCTGGAAGATGACATACCTTTCTGACCACGAGGCAATCATCACAACCGATACAGCCGTCATCCTCACCACAAGGCCAGATGGTGTCTACGTCTGGCAACACGGAACACCGATCGGCAAACTGCCAGCAACAGCATGCCTGAACTTCATCAGGCAAATCCTCAACACAGTGGATCTCAAAACATGAACAAGCTCGAAGCTTGGCGCAAAGCCAAGAACCTCACATACGCAGACATGGCACAGCGATTAGGCCATCCAACCACTGGCCTAGTCACCAGATGGTGCCTGCATCCAGACCACCAATCATACCTGAACCCAGAGCCTGAGCATCAAGTACACATCCAGATGATGACCCTGGGCGAAGTCTCACCAAACACTTGGGTTGCTGGGCAGATTGATGTACCATCCACCAAAACCCAAGGAGGACGAAATGGGCGGAAACAATAAAGGCCACGTGGTCAAAGTCACCAAGGCCATCATGACCGAAGTCGCTGAACGCATGGCAATGGGCGAAAACCTCCTGCACATCGTAGAAGATCCGCACATGCCATCCTATCGCGCCATCACATCAGCCGTCGCACGCGACGAGCAGATGTTCGAGATCTACCGCCAAGGCCGCATCATGCAAGCCGAGTGGCACTCTGACCGCATCAACAAGCTGGCAATGGCCGAGCTGCCAAAGACACACCAAGACGGAACGCCATGCGATGGACGCTGGCTGGGCGCCGAGATCCAGCGCCGCAAGCTGGAGATTGAAACGCTGCGCTGGACCCTGGCACGCAGCCAACCGCACGGCATCAGAGACCGCAAAGAAGATGCTCCTGCGCAGCAGTCGATCACCATTAGTTGGGCGGGAGGAGATCACGCGGTTGATGCGAAAGCAGGTGAATGACCTATATATCAGACGCGCTGCCTGCCGAATTACGCGCGGGTGGTGCGGCTGCTTTGGCATATTACATAATACGCCTTATCGGATAATGGAATGCAGCGTTATCAATGGGTTAGCGATGGGCGGATTATCCGATGCAGCACCCCGACATCTTGGCGTTATGAATGGCCTGGCTGTCGGGGATGTGATGGCCGCAAAGCATACCCCCCTTGAATTTCCGCAGCAATATCAATGGCCTACCCGGCCTGGGCTGCCGAAATCCACGGCCCCGACCCCCCACCCCCCGCCAAACGACCCGCCGACCTATAGGGCGATATAACGGGTCTACGAAACATCCACACACTGAGGCTGCCATGTCTTCCAAGAGCCAGAACATCGTGATTCCGTATGCCCCTCGGCCATTGCAGCGTGACTTGCACGCGCAGATGGATGCCAAGCGGTGGGGTGTGGTTGTGTGTCACCGCCGATTTGGCAAGACGGTTTGGGCGATCAATCACATTTTGCGTGATGCGATCATGTCTCAGAAGTCGAATCCTCGGTATGCGTACATGGCGCCGACCTACAGGCAGGCGAAGAACGTGGCGTGGGATTACTTGAAGCAGTTTGCGGGAGCGATCCCTGGGGTGAAGTTTCACGAGACGGAATTGCGGTGTGACCTGCCCACTGGCGGGAGGATTAGCTTGCTCGGTGCTGAGAACCCCGACAGCCTAAGAGGCATTTACTTGGACGGCTGCGTGATGGACGAGGTCGCGCAGATGCCTGAGAATGTTTTCCCTGAGGTTATTCGTCCTGCTTTGTCGGATCGGAAGGGTTGGGCTGTGTTTGTTGGCACGCCGAAGGGTCACAATGCGTTTTACGATTTGTATGAGCAGGCGAGCGGCAACCCGGATTGGCTGTGCGTTGTGAACAAGGCGAGTGAGACGGGTATCTTGGATGAGGAGGAATTGACGGCTGCGCAGCAGACGATGACGGACGACCAGTATCAGCAGGAGTTTGAGTGCAGTTGGAATGCGAACATTCCTGGTGCGATTTATGGGAAGGAGTTGGAGGCTGCGCAGGCTGGTGGTCGGATTTGCAAGGTTCCGTATGATCCGGCGCACCGGGTTGATACGTGGTGGGATTTGGGGGTTGGGGACAGCACGGCGGTTTGGTTTACGCAGACGGTTGGTCGTGCGGTACATGTGATTGATTTTTATGAGGCTCGGAACGAGGGTTTGCCGCATTATTGTGAGGTGTTGAACAAGCGGGGATATTTGTACGGGACACATAATGCGCCGCATGATATAGAAGTTCGGGAGTTGGGGAGCGGGAAGAGTAGGCGTGAGGTTGCCTGGGACTTGGGTTTGAACTTTCGGGTTGTGCCTAGGTTACCGATTGAGGATGGCATTCATGCGGCTCAGATGTTGATCCCGCGTTTGTGGTTTGACCGGGATCGGTGTAATGTTGGTTTGGAGGCATTGCGGTCGTATCATCGTGCGTACAATGAGCGGACGCGGAGTTTTCGGGCGAATCCTGTGCATGATTGGACGAGTCATGCGTCTGATGCGTTTCGGTACTTTGCGGTTGGGTATAGAGAGGCTGGGCCTATGTTGAAGGCTCCACAACGGCAGGCGGAGATGGACTACGATCCGTTTGCGGCATGAGGTGATGGGATGGCAATACGGGACATAGTGCGCGATATTGGTCGTGCTTTGGGTTTGGGTGGTGGCAATGCCAGTGGTGCTGGCGGCACGACCCGATCGATCAGCCGGGACATTCAGGCTGCGCAGCAGCGATCGTCTATGATCAGCCGCGATCGTGACCGTGATCGAGATCGTCCTGCGCCGCCGCCGGTTGTTGAGCCTGTTGCTCCGCCGCCGCCACCACCTCCGGCTCCGCCGCCCGCGTCTGTTCCTGTACCGCCGCCACCGCCGGCTCCGATTGAGCCTTTGCTGCCACCGCCTCCACCGCCGAGTGCTGCGGCGCCTGCGGTTGAGGGTCCGGCGGCTGCTGAGATCCCTGTTTCGTCTGGTCCTGGCACGACATCTGCGGCTGGTGGCCAGGCTGAGGCGGCATTGATTGCTGCGGCTGCGACGGGCGAGGCTGAGAAGGCGGTTGCTGAGACGGCGGCCAAGGGGCGTCGATCGGCTATTTTGACGAGTGCGCAGGGTTTGTTGGCTGAGGAAGAGCCGACGGGCCAGTTGCGTCGTCGCCGGTCGCTGATGGGCGGAGGGTTGATCCAATGATGAATGGCAAGATGATTGCTGGTTTGATGGGCAAGAAGTCGAACCAGGTTGCCAAGGGCATGTCGGCTTCTGTTGACGTAGATCCGCTGGAGCGTTTGAACCAGAAGATGGCTGGTCGGATGGAGGGCGGTGCGGTTAAGAAGAAGACGAAAGAGGACCGGGCGCGTCGGTCTTTGATGTCGAGCTATGGGAGCATGTGATGCAGGTTGATCCGCTGGTTGCGAAGCTTGATCGTCGTTATCAGGACTTGTCGAATTCCCGGTCGAACTGGGAGAAGCACTGGCAAGAGCTGGCGGATTACATGTTGCCGCGCAAGGCTGACATCACGAAGAAGCGTACTCAGGGTGACAAGCGCACTGAGTTGATTTTTGACGGCACGGCCATTCACGCGGTTGAGCTGTTGTCTGCTTCGTTGCATGGGATGATGACCAGCCCGAGTACGCCGTGGTTTTCCTTGCGGTATCGTAACCCTGGTTTGCAGCGCAATGACGCTGCGAATGAGTGGTTGGAGGTGTGCATCGACCAGATGTACCAGGCGTTTCATCGCTCGAACTTCCAGCAGGAAGTGCATGAGCTGTACTATGACTTGGTGGTGTTTGGCACGGGTGCCATTTACCTAGACATCGATGAAGATAATCTGCGGTTTGCAACTCGGCACATTGCCGAGATTTGCATTTCTGAGGACTCGCGCGGTGTCGTTGACACGGTGTATCGCAAGTTCAAGATGACGGCTCGGGCGATGATGCAGCAGTTTGGGGACAAGTTGCCCACTGGCGTTCTGAATGACGTGAAGAACGAGCCGTACAAAGAGCATGAGATTGTCCATGTGGTTTATCCGCGT